CTTTTAGATCCAAGCTGTCGATTTCAACTGGTTCAACTTCTTTGTCATCATATTCGACTCGTGCAAACATAGTATAAGGGTTTCCGATGAATTCGAGTTTTCTGGTTGATAAATCAAACAGGTGAAATCCTCGGGGATCATTATAGTCTTGCCATGTGAGTTCGTAGGGGTTTCCCAGATAATAGATGTGTCCGTCATCTGAACGATGGTGATAATGCCCAGAGAAAACGAGATCAAACTTATTAAAAAGATCTTTAGATAACCCTTCATGACTTTCCATTCCTCTGTACATTGAGAACCCAGCAATTTCAAAATGCCCCATACAGATTTCAGCTTGGGTATCTTTGAGAGTATCAATTGAATCTTGATAGTTCTCAGGACAAATCCAAGGCATCATACAGATTGCAGTATCATCAACAGTAATTGTAGTTGGGTGATCAATTACGTTGATGTTTGTATATTCACGCAGAAGTAAATCAGGAGAGTTTACATCATTGGTATTCTTAAAGTAAGTATCATGATTGCCAGCCAGCATATGAACACTAATGTTACGTTCAGCCAGCTTACTGAAAAACATTTCTTTGGCTCGCTGAAGAGCATAGAAGTTTACATACTTGCGTCGATCAAATGTGTCGCCAAGAACAAGTACGGTAGTAATGCCAGCAGAATCAATAGTAGGAAAGAAAGTATTTTCATAAAATTTTTCATAGAAATCTAAAAAGGCAATACTATCATTTCTTGCACCAAAGTGTTGGTCAGTAATAATTGCTAATTTCAAATGAACCCAACCTTTCTAGTTGTTTGAGATTTTGTAGTGTTTTCGGATTGAACATTAAACACTTCAGCAATGCTGTACTTATCAGTTTCTTTGCCACGTGGGCGAGCAGGAAGTTTTACTTCTAATGCGTCAGCCAATGCTTGTGCTTCAGGAACTTCAAGTGGTGCAAAGGTAACGATATCGAAACAACGTCCTGGACGAACCAATGCAGAGTCAATGTCACGAATGCTTGGAAGATTGGTAGAGAAAATCATCTTCTTACCTTTAGTGGTAACAAGACCATCACCCACGTTCAAGAAACGATGCATCATTGTATTGCCATCGCTGCGAGACTTCAAGAATGCATCGCTATCTTCAAGAACCATAATGCTTGCATCGTCTTCAATAAAGCGAGCAAAGAAACCATCCTTCTCAAGAATACCAGCATCGTATGTAACAATGGCTGATGCATTACGATGTGCAAGCAATCCACGAATGAAAGTAGTCTTACCAGTTCCTGGAGGTCCGATCAGTAGAAGAATGTTTGCGTTTGAATTCATGTAACGATCGTAGTAGTCTTCCAGAGATTCACCATTGAGGAAAGGATACATTTCTGCAACAGGAAGACGTTCACGATTCAGCGGAACATTAACAGAGTTGCCATCGCTACCGTAAACCCACTCAATGTAAGAAGTTACAATAGAGAAACTAGATTCAACTTCTGCAATAATGCTTTCAATAAAGTCTTCATCACCAAAAGCACGAACAGTAGTTGAGTTGCTATTTACATCATACTTAACGAAGTTGTTTGTATCTTCTTCAATTAAGAAACCATCAGAAGAAGATGATTGAACGAACATCATTCCTTTGAAGTGTTTTTCTGCCCACTCTTTCCATGTACTGCGATTGGCAAGCACAGTTGTTTCACGTTGGAGTGTTGTTACACCAGCATCAATGCGACGCTGTAAAACTTCAGATGTAATTAAATCATCGAAATCAGATACACCAAGGAAAATCTTTTCGCTCATCTCATTGTCTTTCATAATTTTGTTCAGGAAAAATTGATTGTCTGAAGCATCCCAACGATGCTTTCTTAGAAGTTTTTTAGTACGTCCTAATTGTTTACGTCTTGCACGACTAGAAGGGCGATACCGAATTGCGGCATCAGTAACAGATCCACCTTCTGATAGTTCACGGAGTAGTTGTCGGACTGATTGGCTCATCTGGGTCACCTATAAATTCATCAAGAGAACTAGTGTTCTTTTTCTTTTTTGCAGCTGTTTTCTTATCCATGTAATCATCGAGATCACTTTGGTTAAACTGCATATAATCTAAGTATGCGTTGTGGAATGTTCCATCTTCGTCTTGTTCTTGCAGTTCAAATGCTTCAAAAGGCATTTCCTTGATAAGTCTGTTCTTAATGTAGGATTGTTTCTTTTCTTTGGCAATACGTCGTAGGAAGGCATAAAAAATAATCTGTGTGAAGTAAGCAAAGGGATTGCTAGACTTATCAGGATCAAAATTATCAATGTACTGAATGCAATTCTCAATACCATCAAGGATCATATCGTCTTTGTATGAGTAGTTGATGAAGTTGGGTTTATACGAAAGGTGATTAGCAATTTTTAAAATGCATTCCCCGATGTAGTTACTTACCTGCGGTTTTTCCAACCCTGCTGCTTCAGCATCAAGAACTTGTTTTTTATATTCTTTGATTGCTGCTAAAAAGTCAGCGTTGTTTACGTAGTGTGCCATTAATATCTTTCCTCTTGTTTTTCGAGGCTATGGGATAAGTATACACCATAATGTGATAAAAGACAAATTTATCTTACATGCAATTTGCAGAATAAAATAGATTTGTCTTTTATTTGACGAAGGTGTATACTAACTGTGTTAGGGTTGATGATGACTACTTAGTGTAGTGTATCGTTTCCTTCGATGAAGTTCTTTTCGGCTTCTTCCTCTGCTTCTTGTGTCCTGTCTCCAGCAAAGATAGACTCAAGCATGTCAATACGTTTGCGAATTTCTTCAACAGTCATCTCCTCTTCCTCCCCAGCCCAAGAGACTTTTCTTTTCTCTTGTGCATGATTGGTGCGAAGCGTAGCATGTTCATATTGCTCAACAACTAACTTGTAATGATTGACGATAGTGCTACTCAGTTGTTTAATAAACATGATGCTAGTCTTTGGAAGAATAAAATCATCCCCTTCTGAGAATTTACAAAATGGGGTGGCAGTTACGTTCTCATGCATTCTTCCATCACCAACGTCTACAGGCGTAAGACGTATTACCATTGGGTGAGAAATTGCAACATGCGATGTGTCTTCTGCCTCTAACATTGCCATCAACTGCTCACCAGTTGTAAGTTTAATAAAAACGTAATCAATCATATATTTACTTCCACTAGTTTTAAATCAAACTGTTCTTCAGCATACGTTTTATATCGTTCTGCTGCATGATTGAGTGTGTGATTCTTCCAAGACTTCCAATGAAGATCGTCAGCAAGATCATAAAGATTGCAATGTGTTTTACCATCTTTCAATCTCAATCCCCTACCAATACTTTGTAGGTTTCTAATTTTTGACTTTGATGGTGATGCAAAAATAATGTTTTCGATAGAAGGTATGTTAATTCCTGTTGAGAATGTTCCAAAGCTAGCAATAATGATAGCATCTTCTTCACCCTCTGTAATATGACGGATAGCTTCTCGGTCAGTTGTTTCTGTACCACCATACACAAAGAAGATTTTTCTATCTTCATGTACTTTGTCTTTAATCATATCATGTAAAATCTTTCCATGTTTTTCAACATACTGAAAAAGAACCAAAGTGTTACCTGAACTCTTTACTGCAAGATTGCGAATAAACTTATTGCGTGGATAGTGCCCAACTATAAAGTCCATCTCATCTTGGTAAGTATTATTCTTTCTTGCTTTGCGTAGTTCTTCTTCATACTTTAACACAATGCAAGTAATGTTTAACTGCGCCAGCTTTTGGGTTTCCATCAACTGCTTTGTAGTTGTAACACGATGCATCGGTCCAAAAATACCCTCAAGAACCAAACGATGAACCTTCTTATTATCTAGCGTTCCAGTAGTACCAATACGATAGCGAATCTTGTCCATCTTTTCCATAACAGTAGTTAAGGACTTTGCTTTGAACTGATGCGCTTCATCTCCAAAGATTACATCGAACTGAGCAAACCAAGATTTAGGTTGCAGGTATACTGATTGCCATGTTGTAATCAATACGTTCTTTGTAATGTCTTTGGTAAAGCCACTGTACAACTTCTGACAGTGTTTGTCCACGTTCCAGCCATTTACACTAGAGTAATCTTCAAAGTCAGTATACAACTGTTCAACTAAAGATGTAGTTGGTACAATAATGATTGCTTTGCGTTTGTGTTCTAAGTGCCAGCGTAGTGTCGTGTAAATGATAAACGACTTGCCAGATGCAGTGGGAGAAAGAAGTAGGGTGCGTTCTTTATCAAGAGCAGTCTTTACTGCTTCGACTTGATAGTCACGGATTTCAATAGGTTTACCACGTCCATGTGGTTCTAACCATTTGGCAAATTTCTCAACGTCTTCATGAGTAATGCCATTTGAATTATTAAAGTCAGTTTTCCAAGTAAGTAAATAATCGTTGCGTTCACAGAACTGTTCAACGTATTCAATAAGACCTACGTAAAGTGTCTTTCTTACTTGGTCATACAGGCGCACTTTACCGTCCCATAACCTTGCTCGGTATTGGGGAGTAAATCTTGCGCCTGGATATTCATAGGTGAAGAACTCTGCTAGTTCTTGTTCAATTGACGGATCAGAGAAAACTCTAACATAGACTTCATCTAGTTTTTCTATTGTAACTGTGCTCACTACATTCCTGCTAAAAATTTCTTCCATTCTACAGCAGTCTTCAATTGCCAGTCTCTGGCTTTGATTTGCGATAGAACAGACTCAAGGAAATAAATCATGGTCTCAAGGTAATCAACTTTGACCCTCAATGTATTTAGATCATCGTCACCAGTAAGAAATTCATCCATCTCATTCTTAAGTGGCTTGACACCTTGCCATTGACTCCAACCCAAGTCTGTTAATTCATCACGTGACATCTCACCACGATAGTAACGAAACTTTGCTTTACGCAATAGGTTATAATCTGACTGCACTTTAGTCAGTTTGAGTTTAGCCTGTACTAAATGACGTACATACTTTGCGTGGAGTTTGGGAGTTTTGGTGGCATGCTCTCCGAGATAGTTATCATCTATCCCACAGTCTTCATCCCACATTGTTTGCAAGTCTTCTAAGTTCATAATAATCCTCAATGATGTGTAGAAATTATACTACACTTTCGCAAAAAAATCAAATTTGACTTACGATATAAATCTATAATATCCGTAGCGGAAAGTTGCATTACCAACTAGGTATTGAACATCGTTGTTTGTTGATGCAAATGTTAACGAATCTAATGCAATTGGAAACATATCAGTAAACGTAATCGTTCTAACTGGAGTGTTATTTGCACCAAGAATAATTAATGATCCTTCTGAGTAGTTTTTTGCTAAGTCAGAAATTACAAGTGATTCTTGCGCATTAAAGAAACTTGTATACTGTTCATATCCTAATGGAAAGCCTAACGCAATAATCCAATTATAGATTGCACGATAGTTGTCCATGTTTTGGTCAACAAGGAATTGAATAGTTAATTGATCATAAGTGAGAGTTTCACCTGGAATTGGCTGTACTGAAAATGGAGTACTAAATTCAGGTGAGCCTAATGTAATTCCTGGAAGATTAACTTGCTGACAAAAGAAGTTCATCTCAGGTAGTTGCTGGATTGTAAACAAGAACCCATTTGGAGACAAGGGGTTAATGTTACTTGGAATCGGACATGTAAGTGTAGTAGCCATGTATCTATTTATCCTTATGAAAAAAGGGAGATCTCGAAAGACCTCCCTCTAAAATACCGATCTTATCGTCGGCTTAAATCAGCCGACACTTGATTACATCAAGTTAGTAACGGCAACCTTGCGGTAGTAGTAGTTTACGTTAGAGTCGATATCGCCATCAGCACTAGAATTATCCAGTGAAACGAATGGGTTAGCAACTAGACCGTAACGTGTCTTGAAGCCAATTTTTGGTTGGAAGCTGTTAGGATCAACAGCACGAACCATTTGTAGAGGCACGTATGGGCAGTAGAACAAGCCAGCGTCAAAAGCAGAAGTACCTTTGTAACCGATAGTCATGAACTGGGTAGCAGATTGGTTAGCAGAATATGGATCAACATAAACTTTGTACTTACCATTCAATACACCAGCAAAAGTAGTGCTAGACTCATCAACATTCAGGTTGTTTGCCAACGCAGGAGCGTAGTCAAGAACACCAGCCATTGCCAAGGCACTTGCAACATCTGAAGAACAGATGATGAAGTTACCACGACCACGACGAGTTTGCTGAGCGATAGCATTGGCTTCACGTTCAACTTGGAACATTAGACCTTTGAATTTTTCAACAGACCAACGACCATTGGAGTCAACGTCCAAGTCGAAAGTACCAGCAGTAGTAGTACCAACTTGGGCACCAACTTTAGCTGAACGATAGATTGTACGGATAACTTCACGATTGATTTCAGCAAGAATCTCAGTAGAGAGAATGTTGCTTAGTTCGCCTTCAGCATCCAAACCATGCACAGACTTCATGTCTTGTGCAAGTTCGATAGAGTATTCAGCCTTCAAAGCACGAGTCTTTGCAGTAACTGAACGCTTTTCGATAGAGAAAGCCATTTGACCGAAAGAACCATCACCCTGACCACCTTGGCCAAGACGTTCTGCATCAGAAGTAGCCAAGCCAGTACCAGTAGTTGGTGAACCAGTAACTGGGTTAGAACCAGCATGAGTGCCTGTACCAGCGAAGTCTGTATCAGCTTCGTTGAACAATGCTTCTGTACCGCCTTGTGAAGTGTAACGTGACTTCATTGCGAAGATCAAGCCAGTTGGCTGTGTCATTGGCTGAACGCCAGCAACATCATAAGCAATAAGTTGTGGCATTGCACGACGAACCAAGCTGATCAATACTGGATCAAACTTAGCGAAACCGCCAGTGTCACCGTAAGAACCAACAGCGTTAGCTGGTGCAGCTTCGTTCAATTCGCCCATGGCTTCGTGGCCACGACGGATTTCACGTTCTTGGTTTTCTAATAGAACAGCAGTAACTTCTTTACGATACTGATCTTTGATTGGAGCGGAACCTTCGTGTTCGAGGATCGGTGCCCACTTTTTAACTAAATCTTGACGAATTGTCATTTTATTTTCCTTTAAGGTGGATTAAATTATTTACGGTTCAGCATGCTCACGTATGCATTCATGGCTGGATTGAGTTTCTTCTCTTCAACCAATGTGTCAACTGGAGTATCTGTTACCACAGACTTAACATCTGCTTGTGCTTTAGTAGTGAAGTAATTTTCACGGATAGTTTGTACTTTTGTCTTAAAAGATTGTTCATCTTCGTACGACAATTCTTCAGCCAAACCAGTAAACTTCTCAACTTCAGTATCAGTTAGACCTTCAGCAGCTTCAGCAACGACTTCAGAACGCTTCATTGAACCAACAGTTTTGTTTAGTTCAACATTAGCAGCAACTTGTTCGTTTAGCTTAGCTTCGAGTTGTTCGACTTGTTCTTCTAAAGAACCCAATACATCAAACTTCTCTTCTGGAATGTCGATATAATGTTCTTCGAATAATCCTTTTAGACCAGATACAAAACCTTCGAGAATCTCAGACTTCATACCATGCTCAAGGGCAATTTCATTCTGTGCAATCCACTGCTCGACTA